GCTGAACGAAACTAAGATGAAGACTAAACATCTTTACCTTACGCGTCGTTCAATCAAAACTATCCTGGATGAGGTAAAACTCGAACAGGATGGAATTGATGCTCTAGCTCTTTCGTATGGTGGAACCACCGCTGAAAGCGATGGAACCTCCGATCGATTGAACTAGCCCGCATCGTAAGCTGGAACGGTTGGAGAGGAACACCATGGGCCTTAGTCCTGATGCTCTTTTTCGAGCCTTATCCAATGATCTAAAAGGATATACTCCGTTCGGCCCAGTAGGCCTAGGAGATATCCCCCCAGACGCTTCTTATAAGCAGTTCGTTAGCTCGTACCTACTTGCGAACGTCATTAAAAAATGGCTTCCGCAGGATAGTTCCGTTGCTGATGAAGCTGCAAAAAAGAAGTTTCTTGCATCAAATAAAACATGCAAGGACTGGCGTCTTCCGGAACACATGGAATCAGATAGGATCCTCCTTGGAGAATTCCAAAGAGAACTTGATGATTTCTTGCATCCGGAGGGCCTGCCCTTAGTCTCTAGTATGACCCAAATCTTGGATCATGCTAGAGTTGGGCCAGGTTCGTCAATAGGAGCGCGAGGATTTAGCCTCTATGCTAAACTCTTCGCTTCCCGTTTGACGACGACTTCATTGGATCTAGACTTCGTGTTTAGGGGCTATTTTGCACGGTTTCCCAGGTTTGATGAGGCAGTCAACAACTGCCGTCAAGTACTGGGAGAGCCTCAGATAGTCAAAGGAAGTCGAGTCTCCTTTGCTCCAAAAACGACAGACTGTAGCCGTATGATTTGCGTCGAACCAAACCTGAATATGTTCTTTCAGTTAGGGTTAGGCGCAGTTCTTGAGGAAAGGTTGCGAACTAAGTTTCGACTTAGTCTTGCTACTCAACCTCATTTGAACCGACGGCTTGCTCAATTTGGGTCGAAGACGGGTCGGTTTGCAACAATCGACCTATCCTCGGCTTCTGACAGCATTTCCTTGCGGATGTGCAGGCGCTTCTTTCCGAGGTGGTTTTACTACCTCCTCGTTAAGTTGCGCTCTCCGAGTACTTCTCTCGGTGGTCAGTTTGATCGACTGTATATGATGTCCACGATGGGGAATGGTTTTACATTCCCTCTCCAGACAGTCATATTCAGCTGTCTGATTCGTGCTGCTTATCGTGTATCAGAAGTTCCGATACATGACGCGAGTCCTAACTGGGCATGTTTCGGAGATGACCTCATCGTCGAGAGCAAATGCTTTCGAAATGTTGTTCGTCTCCTTGACCTGCTCGGTTTTACTTGCAACAGCGCGAAGACCTTTAACGAAGGTCCGTTCAGAGAGTCTTGCGGTACTGATTGGCTTTTTGGCCAACCCGTACGCCCGGTTTTTGTTAAGAAACTTGGGTCTCTGCAAGACATCTTTGTCGCCGTTAATCTCTTAAATGAATGGTCTGCGAGGACCGGGATCCCTCTTGTCGAGGGAATAAATTATCTCCTTAGTGAGATTCGAGCTGACTTAGGTCAGTTCTACATTCCGTTTAGGGAGAATAATGAATCCGGTCTTCGTGTTCCATCCATTTTCCTAAATGAAACTCATAAGCATGACGCGAATAAAAGCCGAATCTATCGGCCTTATCGTGCTGTGCCTAAGAGGATTAAGATAGGAGATGGGACTATCGTCGTCCCAAAAGGGATTAAGAACTTGATTTTCAATCCGCAAGGATTGGAGATCTCGTTTTTATTCGGCGAGTTGGAGGCCTATGGAATATCGGTGAGGCATTCACCGGTACGCTATAGGAGGAGCCGGAGCGTTGTCCCGTTTTGGGACTTCGTTCCGGAAATAGACTCATA